TATAGGTGATAAGTGATGAAAATTGATAGATTCATAATATTTACGCTCCTATTGAGCTTTAGCCTAACCTTTATAGCTCTTGGCTGGATGGCTTAATGCTTAACCCCTGCAGAGGTAGTGAAATGAAACGCTACATAAAACTTAGATTGATACATGCCGGACTTATAGCGCTAATGGCCGGGCTTTACGCGTTTTGGCTGGCGCATAAGCACCCCATCGATTCGGCAGTGTATATTGGAATGATTGTTTTGGCGCTGGTATTCCTTTAAACTATCCCGTATCTAGTCGGCTGGGCTGACTTATCATATTCTACGGGGTAGAAAATGCACAAAGAAACCAATGTTTTTCCCGCCTATAAAAAGGCAAAAGTCGAATCCCTCATTCCTTGCGCTAGAAACAGCCGTACCCATTCAGAAAGCCAGGTCGACAAGATCGCGGCCAGCATCAAAGAATTCGGGTTCCTTAATCCTATCATTGTCGATGGTCATGGCGGCATAGTCGCGGGCCACGGGCGGGTGCTGGCTGCAAAGAAGCTGGGAATGGAATACCTGCCCACCATTGAAGCAGATCACCTTACCGACGCCCAGCGTCGGGCTTATGTTATTGCTGATAACAGGTTGGCGCTGGACGCAGGCTGGGATGATGATTTACTTCGGGTTGAATTCGACGATTTGCGTGCCGACGGGTTTGATCTTGAGCTAACCGGCTTCACACTTGACGAAATTAGCGCATTACAGATTGAAGAGGTGGAAGGGCTTACCGACGAGGATTCTGTCCCAGAGGTTCCAGAAGACCCGGTTACGGTCGAGGGTGATGTATGGCTGTGTGGAGAGCATCGGGTGATGTGTGGCGACTCTACCAGTATTGATGCTGTGGAATCTCTTATGGGAGGCGCAGCTGTTGATATGGTTCTGACAGACCCGCCTTATGGGATAAGCATTGTTTCAGGCGGGGGTAAGGTTGGTGGCGGCGGCGCATTCGGAGGTAAAAAGAATGAGAAAAAAGGAACCATTGGCGGATCAAACCGTGTAGAAGCTGGAATTTATGCACCAGTCGCTGGTGATGAATCAATTAATGTTGCGGTTGAAGCGATTCAAGTCATAGCCACGCTGAACGCTAGGGTTCAGATTATTTGGGGTGGAAATTACTACAGCGCACATCTTCCAAACTCATCTTGCTGGATTGTTTGGGACAAGCAGAACACAGGAAACTTTGCTGATGCAGAGTTGGCGTGGACTAACCAGAAAACTGCGGTGCGTATTTTCGCCCACATGTGGAATGGAATGGTTAAGGCTTCTGAACACGGACAGAAGCGAGTACACCCAACACAAAAGCCAATTGCCTTGTTTGAATGGTGCATTAAGCAGTACGGTTCAGATTGCGAAACAGTGCTGGATTTATTCGGCGGAAGCGGTTCGTCTTTGATGGCTTGTGAGACACAGAAAAAGGCTGGTTATATCATGGAGCTTTCGCCCGCCTACTGTGACGTAATAGTAAAACGCTGGCAGGAGTACACTGGTAACGAGGCAACGCTTGAATCCGATGGCGGCACGTTTAACTCAAGGAGCGTAAAAGATGCCTAGAAAAAGACACGAGCCAACAAAGCAAACAAGAGAGCTTGTGACGCTGCATTCCACGGTCGGCACAAACCAAGATATTGTGGCCGACATCATAGGGATTACCGCAAAAACGCTGCGAAGGCATTACCGGGAAGAGCTAGACCAATCAACGGCCAAGGCGAATGCATCGATTGGTGGAAGCTTGTTTAACAAAGCAAAAGGCGGGGATACCACGGCTATGATTTTCTGGATGAAGACCCGCGCAGGATGGAGGGAAAAAGAAACAGATAACGGAAGCGCCGAGCTGGTTGCGGCTCTTGCTGCTTTGGCTGGGAACCTTCCTGTGTGAAGATACTCGCAAAACCACAAGACCGCTGGTATCCGCTTATTGAACATCCGGTACAGCGGCAGTTAGTCCTTGCGGTATCAAATGGCGTTCGGTTTCCTTTGGTTCCTGCGGGCCGTCGCTCGGGCAAGACCGAAAGATTCAAGCGATTTCTTGCTCGGGAGGCGCTAACCCATCCAAACGAAATATACTTTGCAGCAGCGCCAACGCGCGACCAGGCTAAGAGATATTCTGGGACGACCTCAAACTATTAACCTTTTCAGCAATACACCCAAAATCCCCAAGCGAAACCGAATTAAAGATATTCCTGCCTAATGGATCTGAGATTCATGTTGTTGGCTTAGACAAACCCCAAAGAATAGAGGGCATCAACTGGACCGGCGGTGGCATAGATGAAATTGCCGACGTTAAGAGCACAGCGGTATATGAGAACATCATGCCCGCGCTTGATACTGTTGATCCAAGGCGCCCAGACTATAGACCATGGTGTTGGTTTCTTGGTGTTCCAGATGGACTGAATCATTATTATGATATGTGCAGGTATTCAGAGCTAAACCCAGAAGACGGGCTTTGGAAGGTCTACCACTGGAAGTCCTCAGAGATATTGCCGCCCGATGTTATTGCTGCGCGTCGTCGCACAATGTCAAAGCGACAGTTCAAGCAAGAGTTTGAAGCCAGCTTTGAAACTGCGGGCGGTAGAATATACGAGGATTACAGCACGGCAAACCATACGACAACAGATATCCTGCCGCATGAACAATTGTGTTGGATGCACGATCAAAACTATACGCCGCTATCATCCGCCATAGGAGTAATACGCGGAGACGCGCTTTTCCTGTTGGATGAAATCGTGCTTATATCTGCAATATCAAGACAATCGGCCATTGAGTTTTGCGATAAATATACTAATCATTCTAATAAGCATGTTATTATTTATGGCGATCCGGCGGGAAAGGCGGGCGAAAAGCACGGGCACGAATCAGATTACACGCAAATCGAGGGAATATTAAAGCTCAACGGCTGGACATACGATAACAAGGTTGCCAGGTCGCATCCTGCCATAAAAGACAGACAAAACGCTGTCCGAGCAAAGATAAAGCCGATGGAGGGCGAGATAACATTATTCGTTAATCCTTTAACCGCGCCATGGTGCGACAAGGGATTAAGCACGGTACAGCTTCAAGAGGGATCAACGTTCCAAGAGGATCAGCGAAACGATTACCAGCACATTACAACGGCGATAGGTTATATGGTCGATGTGGAATGGACAGTCAAGGAACAATTAATTATCACTAATATTAAAGTGGGATTTTAGAACATGGCAGAAACAAAAAAAGGCGTTGATTTTAAGCACCCAGAATATGACGGTAATGTTGATTCTTGGAAGTTTGTTAATAACATTTGTGACTCTAAAGACGTTAAGCAGTATATAAATGCTCTTAATATTCAGGACAATAGCAGAGAAAATGGCGCAAGAAACGAGCAGTTTAAAAAGCGGGCAATATTTTACGCTATTGCTGGCTATACTTCTCGTGGATTGGTTGGCAAGGCGTTTTCAAAGCCGCCAGAGCTAGAGGTTTCGCCGCAGCTTGATTATATAAAGACTAATGTTGACGGCGCAGGCACTGGTATAGACCAGCAAGCCCAAGACGTTGTTAGAGATATTTCAAGGATTGGCCGAAGCGGGTTGCTTGCGGACTTTCCAAAAACCAACGGGGAGCTATCGGTTGCCCAGCTTTCAAATATGGGAATCGCAGCAACCATAACAAAATTCGATGCAAAGCAAATAATCAACTGGAAAACCAAAAGCATAGGATCGCGCATTGTGCTGTGTAAGGTTGTTCTTGCTTACAATAAAGATATACAAGGCGAGGATGGGTTTAGCTTCAAGACCGTGCCTATCAGGCTAGAACTTAAGCTTGAGTACGTGACGGATAGAGAGGTTTATTCCATGGTCACTTGGGAAAAGCTAAAGATTAAAGACGTTGAGCAATGGGTTGCCGGTGAAGAAATATTCCCCGTTGACAGCACTGGCTCTACGCTTTCAGAGATTCCTTTTGCGTTTGTTGGGTCTGAATCCAATACAACAAAGATCGACCCGGCGCCAATGTACGATCTTTGCCGCATCAATGAAGGCCATTTAAATAATTCAGCAATATACGAGGACGCGGTTTATCAGGTCGGCCAGCCTCAGGTCTGGATGTCTGGTATCACGCAAACCCATATCGACCTAATGGCCAAGAACGATATGTATTTTGGATCTAGAACCGTGATGGGCGTGCCTCCTGGTGAGAAGCTGGGAATTGTGCAGGTTGAACCAGACACATTGGCCAAAGAAGCTATGGCCGACAAGGTGCAGATAATGATTGGGCTTGGAGCCATGTTTATAACGCCGGGCAGCGCCAACAAGACCGCAACGCAATCTGCCGGTGAGCTATTGGCGCAGCATTCTGTATTGTCTTTGATCGTGTCAAACGTGACCGACGCATACGAAAAGGCTCTTGGGTGGGTGGCCTTGTTTATGGGTACTGACCCAAAGCAAACGGTTTACAAGCTTAATCAGGATTTTGTTTCACCTACAGCAGACGCCAACATGTTACGCGAGATTATAGCGGGCTTTATCAGCGGCGCCATACCTGCGGCCGACTTCCTGAGATGGCAGCAAAGGCACAACATAATTGATCCGGACAAAACCATTGAAGAATATCAGGACGAAATAGGCCAAGGCATAAACATGCCGGATCTTGATCAATGATAACGCCGTCTGAATTAATCGAGATTGCTACACGCCATCAAGTGCACTTGGAGCGCTTAAAGACACAGGCTGTAAATGAAAACTTGAATTCTTAAAGGTTATGGATAAATCCGTGACAGCTAGGCTTGCCGGTAAAGATATAACAGACTTTAAGAGGGCCAAGTTAGAGCGCCTTATAGCGTCTGTGAAGGGCGATCTTTCAATTATTAACAAGGACATAGGCGCGTCAATACTGGCGCAGGCTAAAGAGCTTGCTGAGTATGAGGCGGGTTTTGAGGTTAGGGCGCTGGATCAGGTTATTAAGGCCGATTTTAACACTCCAACAACATCCGCTTTAGTTTCTGCCGTGATGACAAACCCGCTTTCCGTGGCTGGAGTTGATAATGGTATGTTGCTTGGAGCTTTTATCAAAGGCAAAACAACAGCGCAGATAGACGCCATATCATTGGCTATTCGCACGGGTTATTACGAAGGCCAAAGCACAAGCAAGATATTGCAATCGATTCGAGGCACAAGAAGCCAAGGATTTAAAAACGGGATTATCGCAAGGGTTGGTAACAGCCTAAACGCCGTGGTCAGGACCGCTTTGCAGCATACGGCTGTTCAGGCAAGAGAAACAACTTGGCGAGCAAATAGCGATATTGTCAAGCAGGTCAGATGGACATCGACTTTTGACGGCCGGACCTCTCAGGTCTGCAGGTCAATGGATGGCAAAACATTCGAGATAGACAAAGGCCCACGGCCACCAATCCATATAAATTGCAGATCCAGCATAGTCGCAGTACTTGACGATAAGTTTAAATCATTAAGAGAGGGCGCAACAAGATCCGCAAGAGGCCCGGATGGTGTTGAGTCCATTAGCGCTAAGGACAGTTATTATGGATGGCTAAAGCAGCAGCCTAAAGGATTCCAAGAATCTGCCATTGGGCCTGTACGCGCAAAACTAATGAACGAGGGCGGGTTGTCTGCCAAGAGATTTGGTGAGCTAAACCTTAGCAATCAATTTAAGCCACTGACTTTAGCGGATATGAAAAAGCTAGAGCCAACGGCATTTGAAAAGGCGGGGCTATGAAAAAGGGTAAGAAAAAACCATATAAAAGGATTCATTAATGACCACAATTGCAATGGATAAGAACGGTCTTATCGCTTACGACTCCAGGGAAACCGCTGGATCAACTATTGTTGACGATAATTGCAATAAATGTAAAGAGTCAAACGGAGTTTACTATTTCTTTTGCGGCCGGTCTGCGGACGAAGACACATTGATAGACGCTGTCGAGAACGGGGAGCGCCCAAGTTATCCAGACGCTATAAGCACTCACGCAATCATAGTTATGGGCAAAGATGTTTATACTGCCGGAATAACAAAGGACGAAGGGTATTATTGGCAAAAAGAGAGAAAAAGGAATCCTTTAGCAAGGGGAAGCGGTTCCGATCATGCACTAACAGCCATGGACCTTGGTTGCAGCGCAAAGAAGGCCGTTAAATATGCCATGAAGCGTGACTCGTGCACAGGAGGCAGAATTAGAACGTTTAGTTTAAAAGGTTGACAGTAGTATACTGATCGTTTATAT